ACTAGCAGGAGCTTTAGATAAAGTTAAGGCAATGGGAGGATATGAATTCGATTGGAAAGACGGTATCGAAGACGTAGTAAGCAAGACAGGACATGATATTGGAGTTAAAGCACAAGAAGTACAAGCACAATATCCAGAACTAGTTCATGAAAGAGATAACGGGTACTTAGCAGTTGACTATATTAAGTTAAATGCAGTACTTATCGAAGCAGTAAAAGAACTAGCAGCAAAAGTAGACGAATTAAGTAAATAGTTCGTATATTAGTCATATGGGATTAATATTAAATTTAGATTTGGAAACAAATCAAGGGCCAACAAATAAGTTATACATCAGAATAGATACCTGGCGTATAAACAACACAGTAAATGAAATTAGATATTCAACTACTAGTTGGCTCGATAAAAGTTACGGGGATAAGTTTTTAAGAAAATATTACGATGATGAATTGCAAAATTCAATAGGACTAGTAACACAGGACGTAGTATTTTATGATAAAGCTGGTAGTGATGGAATAGAGATACATATTCCTAATTTATACACTACTCACCCTTATGTAGAAGAAGCAATTGAGGTAGATGTTCTTGAAGAACAGAAAGTTACTAAAGAAGTGCCTTATGTTAGCTTTGACGAAGAAGGAAATGAGATTACGTTATATAGAACTGTTACTAATAAAGAAAAGGTAAAAGTAGGAACAGATATAGTTACTAAAAAAGTAATTGACTACAATATACCTTTAAACAACTTAGGAGAGTTCTGTTATAATAATTTAATACAAGCATTAGGAAAAAGTTTTCCTATAGATAAAATAGAAAAAGTATAATCATGGCAGTACATACCTACGGAACAACTAATATTTCTTTTAGCTCTTTTGATACATGGGCTAACAACATAGCATCTGATTCAAATGTAACGATGAATAATGCATTAGCAGACGCTTCACCAAGTAATTCTAATCCAACATCAGCTAGTGAGATTTATAATAACAATTGGTTTCATGGTCAACTACAAGTCTCCACTAACGGTAAAGTTGATGTAAGCGGCCCAGGGTCTTATTCAATAGATAATCAGAGTGCAGGTACTATTACCTTAAAAAATTGTAATTTAGATGAAGGTAACTTAACATTAACTGCGGATGAAACAGCAGCTTATCCACATACTTTCACAAGATGGAGAAGAGGAAGCAGCTCAGGAGCAGAAATAACTACAAGTAATACATTAACAATATCATCTGGTACAGAGACTGGTACAACTTTATTTTACGCAGAGTTTTCTTAATAGTAACTAAAAAAAAGGTTTTTGAATACATATTGGGTTTATGAGAACATAAGAAAGCAGTCATCTTTTTATAACGAATTAGATGTACTGCTTTTACTTTCTTCCACTACTTTATGGAAGCGCAATCATCCTACTTTTACTTGTATACTTTATGCTGATAATCTCACCATTGAGTTAATCGAAAGTATGAACGCAGTGAAACTGTGGGATGAAATCAGAACTTTACCGGAAAACAAATTTATTGATAAGAATGTATTCTGGGCATCTAGTAAATTAGAAGTACTTAGATTTATAGAGGGCCCTAGTATAATTATGGATCATGATTTTCTTGTTTATACTAATCTAGAAGAACACCTTAAAGATAAAATAGTAGTCCCAGTTGAAGAAGACGGCACTAGATACTACCCAACAGCATATGACCCATATATGAAAGCTGTTAAGAGACTTTTAAATAGACCTAAGTTAAGAGCAATCAATTGTAGTTTCTTATACTTCCCTCATAGTTCATTTGCTAATTTTTATGCTGAAAAAAGTTTAGAGCTCATGGTAGAGTTTACTAAACTTAAAGCACCTAATTCAAGATACCTTATAGTTAGTGAACAACTACTATTAAAAAACCTTTTGGATAAACATAAAGTACAGTATGATTCACTTATGAAAGCTGAATGGAACTGCGTAGATAAAGAATATAAAGAGTACCCTATTGGTATTTACCCTTTAGAAGAATGCTCAACTAGATTTAGACACTACTGTATGGAAAAAGCCAAAATAAAAAAATCAAAAGAAGGCTTTGATATGAAAGAAGAAATCACTATATTAAAGAATATACTTTCAGTACACAAGGATATTAAATATGATCAAAGATACATTACTAAATAAAGATTATATATTTAAGAACCTAACTAATGATACAGTAAAAGTTCTAGAACAAGACGGTAAGGTATACGAAAGAGAGATACCTGTTGAGTTTAGATGGTGCCATGGGGCAACTGATTATCATTTAGGAGATGGTTTATTAATATACTCTATTATAAGTTACATGAGAGCTAAAAACTGTGTATGTTTAGGCTCAGGAGGTGGATTCGTACCTAGATTAATGACACAAGCTAGAATTGATTTATATGAAACGTCAATATTTGAAGGTAAAAAAGAATTTAATTGGGGAGATATAGGAAGTACCTACTTAGTAGACGCAGCCAACGGTGTAGGTGGACAGGTAAACTATCTAGACGAGTCTTCTTTTTTTAGAAGTACATTCTTTCCTCGTTTTATAAAAGATACAACAGAAAATGCCTATTATAACTTTTTTGTTAAAGAAGATATTAAAATTGATTACCTTCACATAGATGCAGATCATTCGTATGAAGGAGTTAAAAAAGATTTTGAATTATACTCTAAAATACTTTCACCAAACGGTATTATATCTATACACGATACAGATAAAAACTTTACTGAAAATTATATAGTATCTCAGGATATTAAAGAACAGAATAAGTATGATGATTTTGGCAATGGTCCTTCTAGATTTATAGAAGAGATAGGCAATGAATGGCAAAGATTTGATTTCTTTAATGAAGGAACATTGAATACAAAGCCAAGTTCAACCGGATTAACACTATTAAGACATGCCTAATTTAGTCACAGTAGTTGGAGAAAACACACATATACTCCCTCATATGTTAAAACACTATGAAGACAGTATAGATAAAGCTTATGTAGCTGTATATCGTCAAAGTGAAGATGATGGTATATTAGAAGAAATTGAAGAACTAGGTATAGAACCATTTATGGTTTTTACAGAACCTAAATATAACTGGGAAAGAGTAACTGAAATATATAATACTGTTAAACAAACTAAACCAAACGATTGGTGGATAGTATCTGATGATGATGAACTCCAAGTATACCCAGAGCCTATAGAAGACATTATTGAGAGCTGTGAGAGAAAAGGATATGAGTTTGTCACAGGAGGGTTCTTAGATAGAATAGGTATAGATGGTACTTTTCCAAAAGTAACGAGAGAGACTGATTTACACAAAGCTTTTCCTTTAGCTGGATTTTTTAGATACCCGATATCTAAAGCATGTCCTAATAAAGTTACACTAATGAAAGGGTATCAAAATATAACCTCAGGTCAGCATTACGCATCATTCAACGACGGTGGCAATAGCTGGGGTACTAAGCATAGAAGACGTATGCCGATAGAAGAATGTTTTACACAAGTACATCATTTCAAATGGGATAGCTCCTGTATTGATAGAATAAAAAAAGTAGCCGATGTAGATAAAGAGTATGCTTATTCTCATGAGTATAGTGTAATGTACGACGCTATAAAAAACTACAATTGGAAAATAGATGTAAATAATCTTAAGTATTTAGTTGAAGAACTAAAAGAATTTTCGTATATTGATTATACAGATTATCCACATTGGAGTACATTAACAAAAAAAATAGTTACAATATGAGTAATACTAAAAGTGATATAGAAGCTAAACTACTAGAAGAGCGAAAAGTAAAAGCTATTGAAAAAATTGCTAAGATTTTAGATAACCTTACTTTATGGTTTGAAGAAGTGGATAAAGAAGAGTGGGGAGAAAGAATACAGTACTACCTATCCGAGTTTTTATCCAAAAAACAAGAGACTACAGAAGAAGAAGAAACTGAAGAATGAAGCACAAGCTCGGCATAATAACTCCTTACAGAAATAGACCAGAGCAGCTTTCAACATTCAGAAAAGAAATAAACGATTACCTAGATATAGATTTTGAACTGATTGTAATAGAGCAATCAGATAAAAAAGACTTTAATAGAGGTAAACTTCTTAATATTGGATTTTTAAAAGCTGAAGAATTGGGCTGTGACTATGTTATCTTTCATGATATAGATATGGTACCAATCGATGCTGACTATAACTACGTGAATAAACCTACTCACCTTATAACAGACGTTGATCTACCTGAAGGTGTATCTAGAACTCTATTTGACGAGTACTTTGGAGGAGTTACAGCATTTCCATCTAATTTATTTAAACAAATTAATGGATATAGTAATGAATACTACGGTTGGGGATTTGAAGATGATGACTTACTATTAAGATGTTTAGAAAACCACATAGACCTTGACGGTAAAAAAGTAATTCAAAAAGGACGTGAATGTGTCTCTTTAGATTTTAATGGAGAAGATAGTTTTGTAGCAGTACCTAATAAACTTTCAATACTACGTAACTTTTCTTTATTTACATCATTTAGCTATAACAATGTAATATCAGATGTAGACCTTGTCACTGATAACAACTCGGTATTTAGTATCCCAGGATTCGATACAACCTTAACTATAAACTCATTTTTCGATCTAACCTTTCAGTTTTGGAAGAAAGACTTAAGTTCTATTTCTATTCCTACTAAAGGTCTTCAAGCAGGGAACTTTAATGCTATTATAACTATAGATAATAAAGGAGCAAATAAAAACACTACAGACTATCAACCTCCTATAGTTAAACTCTACCTAAACGGTATACTAGTAGGTGAAAACACCTTTGATAAACTATTAAACATTCAAAAACAGCAGTATATATACCTAGGAGTAGGAGATCCTGATAGAGAAGAAAAGAATAACTGGTTCAAAGGAGATATAGATACATTTGCAACATATAATGATGTACTTACAGAATCAGAATGCTTACAATTAGGGAGTAACCTAAAAGATAGTTTATTTAATCTTAAATCAGAAGATAAGTTAGTATCTTATTACGATTCTAAATTTGTAAACGGTACTGAGTTAATTGACCTTAAAGGTAATAACAACGCTAGAGTATTTAACTGCAAGCAAGTACATAAACAACATACCTCTGATGTACTAAAACCTATACCTCATAGAAAACAAGGTAAATTTAAAATACTTCCACACAGAGAAAATGGCTATAAAGATGGATACTGGGTAAGTTGGACTAGTAGAGAGAATCAATTAAGGTATTTAAATAATTATTACAGTTTAAAATCAAATTACCAAAAAGATGGACTTACTAACTGTAAGTATAAAGTAAGAAATAAATTCGATAGTGATAATTATCATCATATAGAAGTAATGTTATGAGTCATAAATTAGGAGTTTGCGTACCATATAGAAATAGAGAGTTACATATGAATGAGTTCATACCTAAAATAGGTAAGTACTTAAAAGAACATGGTATAGAATTTCAAATTTATATAGTACATCAAGTAGATGATAAACTATTTAATAGGGGAGCTACAAAGAATATAGGAGCTAAACATGCCTTTGAGGATGGTTGTGATTATATTGTATGGCACGATATTGATATGATACCTGAAGATGATGGAGGATGTGATTATTCTTATCCATCAGAAGGACCAAGACATATTGCTACTAAGATAGAGCAAATGGACTACCAGTTAAAGTACCACGAGTACTTCGGCGGTGCGGTACTGTTTACTAAGGAACATGTTGAAGCAACTAACGGTTATTCTAATGACTACTGGGATTGGGGTATGGAGGACGATGATCTATTCTATAGATGTCATCTAGAAGGACTCACTAATGACACTTACCTTGACACTAATTTACCTCAACATAAATTTATATCATTTAACGGCAGTAATTCGTACGGTAAAATACCCTACCAAAGAGAGTTCAGAGGACTCACATCAAGATCACATACTATTTCTGTATTAGTAAGAGCATATCAACAGCCTGAAAAAAATCCTATATTTTTAATAGGTGATAATACAAGAAAGTATGTAGAGTATCCTATATTTAGAATACCTGGTTATGATTACGGTATTTCTTTTAATAATTCTAGAGCCTTATCTCTTACATACTGGAACTCATTTAACGGACATAACTACATGTGGTTAAAGAGGTACGATAAGCAATGGTCATGGATTACTGCTGTAATTGATTTATCGACTCACCACTCTCATTTTTACTTAAACGGTAATGAAGTAGATTCTAGAGCAGGTATAGGTAGTTTATCCCCTTGGAGATTTAAAGGCAACCTAAAAAATTACGGATCTAATGATTATTACTTAGGAACTTCACCTTCTGAACCTGAAAACAGCACAGTTAAATTCTTTCAAGGAGACATTGCAAAAATACATGCATGGAATAGAGCACTAACTCCAGAAGAAGTTCGTAACTTACATAAAGACTTACCATCAGAAGGTCATACAGTTGATTTAAATTTTAATGACCCAAAAGCAGAACATAACCTTTATAATGTTGAACATAAAGTAGAGGACATTAAAGTTCCTAACTCTATACTACCTCACAGGGTAGAAGGTAGAATGAGATGTTTACCTCATGATGATGAAGGAATAGTAAACGGTAAGTTTGTTAAAGGAGAAACAACCGCTGCTAATGAACGAAGGTATGTTCTTAAAATGCAGGATAAAAGAATAAACTATAAAGAAGACGGCATTAAACAACTACAATATGAGCTTGTAGGCGAAAAGATATTAACTCCTTGGGCTAAAATGTTAGATATAAAGTTATGAATTTTGATTACGGAATAGTTAAGAAAAAGCTTGACGCCACAGGCTGTGGTTTCTGCTTAGCCAAGTGGACGCAAGTAACCATTCACCTTGGTACCGGGCTTACTCATTCATGTCACCACCCTGTACAGCACAAGATACCGCTAAGAGAGTTAGAAAATAACCCTTCAGCACTACATAATACGAGGTACAAGAAAAAAAGAAGAAAGGAAATGCTTGAAGGAAAACGACCTTCAGAATGTAACTTTTGCTGGAACGTAGAAGATAACTCAGAGCATTTTTCTGATAGAACCTTTAAATCCGCTGAACCTTGGTCTTTAGATCAAATGGAAAAAATAAAAAGTTCTAAATGGAATGAGGACTATAATCCTAGATATGTAGAAGTATCTTTTTCTAATACCTGTAACTTAGCATGTGCATACTGTGGACCACAATATTCATCTAAATGGGTAGAAGAAATAGAAAAACATGGAGGATACGATACAGCTACTAGATTTAATAGTATAAAAGATATTAAGGCAAGAAATGAGATGCCTTACAAAAAATCAGAACATAATCCTTACATAGATGCATTTTGGGAATGGTGGCCAGACTTATATAAAGATCTACATACATTTAGAATTACAGGAGGAGAACCTTTACTATCACCTGATACTTTTAAGGTGTTAGAGTATATACAAGAGAATTGGGAACAAAATCCTAACCTTTCACTAGCTATTAATACTAATTTAGCTGTACCTAAAAAACTAATGGATAGAATGATTATTATTTGTAAAGATTTAGTAAATAATAATAAGGTAAAAGAACTTATAATATTTACCTCAGTTGAAGCAACTGGAGGACAAGCTGAATATGTAAGATTTGGACTTAAGTACGATGAGTTTTGGATAAATGTACAAAATATACTTACTGAGCTTCCTAAGGTCACTGTAAATATTATGGCTGCTTTTAATGCACTTTCTGTATTTACCTATTCAGAGTTAATTGACAAGGTGCTTACTTTCAAAAAGAAATTTTGGAACAAAGATAGGTACTGGAATACAGCTCTTCAATTGGATACTTCTTATACACGTTGGCCACCACATCTTAATATAAAAATACTTGAGGATAATCATAAAGAGTATATTTTAGAAGCAGCAACAAAAGCACTATACTACGGTAGAAATGGAATGACTAAAATAAAGTACGGTTTTAATGATGTAGAAATACAGAAGATTAAAAGAACATATGATTATGCTATCGGTAAAAATGATTTTACCCCATTCAATGTAGAAAAACAAAGGAAAGATTTTGTAAGGTTTGTGACTCAATACGATGAGCGTAGAGGTACTAATTTTGTAGAAACATTTCCAGAATTAAAAGGTATGTATGATAAATATAAGTAGAAGATTCCCATGGATGTTATGGCCTGATAGCATATGTCCATCTTTTTCAAAAGACCCTATACTCCAAAAAGTACAAGGAGATAAATATTGGAAGATTGAAGTAGATTTCGAAAATACAACTAATAATTTTTCTTCTATGAAAGATGTATTTTGCTTTGTACCTAAATGTACCAGCTTATCTATATTAGAAAACAAATTAGTAGTGGGGTTAGGGTATGATGATATGAACGATAGGGTTGAGACGAACTATGACATATCCCCAGGTAAAATTTTTAATATTACTTACGAACACTTTCCTAAAGATAAATTGTTAATATCTATTTATAATAACAAAGAGTTTGAATTTAACCTTAAAGATAAACCTTTAGCAGTTGCGGATAATCCTGTTATATTTTTAGGAGTAAATACTCACATTACACAGAAAGAATCAGAAGATATAGATATTATAGTTCATAATTTTAAAATATACGATACTAATGGTATAGCCTGTCATCATAACTTTAAAAATATTATACACGGTAAGTCTGTTGATATAACAGGTAATTTAAATTTTTTATACCAAATAGCATGAAAACATCATACGAGAACGCTTTAAAAGCGATGAAAAATACCTCAGCATCGTTTTGTGCAGCAAAGTGGTATAATGTATCTATATGGCTAGGTAACGGTAGAACAGCATCCTGTCATCACCCTTTAGCACATAAGATACCTGATAAAGAGTTGGCTAAAACACCATCAGCACTACATAATACGGAGTTTAAAAAGAAACAACGTAAGATGATGTTAGAAGGAGAGAGACCACCTGAATGTTCTTACTGCTGGACTGCTGAAGATGCATCTGGTGGAAATAAAGAAGGAGTCTACAGCGATAGAGTTTACCAGACTGCTAGATATACAGATGAAGAAATTGCTGCTCTCAAGGATATACCTTGGGATAAGAATGTTAATCCTAAAACAGTAGAGATCTGCTTTGATAATTTATGTAACCTTGCATGTTCTTACTGCAATTCAGAATTTAGTTCTACTTGGGCGAAAGACATTACTACTAAAGGTCCTTATGAAAATATGGAAACTTTTGGCGGAAAGACCTATAGACAGGATGGTTCTTTAGCAATGCCTTTCGGAAATAAGAATGAAGGTAATATTTATGTTAAACGGTTCTTTGATTGGTTTCCTGAAATAAAAGATGGATTAGATGAACTAAGAGTTTCAGGTGGGGAACCATCAAGAAGCCCTTCATTTTGGCATTTGTTAGAAACCTGTCAAAACGAAAAGTTTGATTTTGCTGTTAACAGTAACCTAATCATGGAAGATGATAGGCTATTAAAGTTAGTTGCAGCAAGTAAAAAGTTTAAAAAGTTTGAAATATATACATCAGCTGAATGTTGCGGTCCTCTACAGGATTTCGTTAGGGATGGATTTGAATGGGATATATGGGAAAAAAATATGTTTGCACTAAATAAAGAAGATTCAGTTACGACTGTTAATATAATGATGACCATTTCTGCACTTAGTGTATGGGGTGTAGCAGAATTTATAGAAAAAATAGTTGAATGGCGAAAATCTACTAGGCCAGATCAATTTTATATGTCTTTAAATATTTTAAGATTTCCTTCTTTTCAAAGTGTTAATATTATAGATCAAGCAAATAAAAATGTTTTAGCTGATAGAATAGAAAGTACTTTAGATAAAGTTAAAGATATACTTCGACCTTGGGAATTAAATCAAATCACTCGTTTAACTAAATATTTAAAAAATGTTACAATATCATCAGAAGATACTGATGCTTTAGATAAGAAAACAGGAGACTTTAAGAATTTTACTCAACAATACTCAGTACGTAGAAAAATGCCTATTGAAACTCACTTTACTAGTGATATGCTTAACTGGTACAATACATTATAATGGAACATAGAAATCATAAAAGATATAAAGCAGGAGAAAATCCTGGAGATAAAGTTAGTAAGACATTTTGTGCTTTACCTTGGTCTCATTTACACCACTGGCCAGATGGAAGAGTGTACCCATGCTGTTTAACTGACTACAGAAAGCCAATCGGTCATGTAAAAAATAATACTTTAGAGGAACTGTGGAATGTAGATAGGATGAAACAGCTAAGGAAAGATAAACTAGATGGAGAACGTCACGAACATTGCGCTAAATGTTATATGCAAGAAGATAATGGTGATGAAAGTATGAGAATCGCCTCTAATAGGTTGATGGATAAACATATTGACAATTTTGTAAAGACAACAGAAGAAGACGGGCATAGCAATGAATTCAAATTAAGATACTGGGATTTCCGTTTTTCTAACTTATGTAATTTTAAGTGTAGAATGTGTGGGTCATCTTTAAGTTCTAAATGGTATAAAGATGAAGTTGATATATTTGGACAAAGTGATAACGATAGAGCACTTATTCATGTTAACGATTGGAGTAAAAAGAACATACATGAATATGTTCATGAGTTTATAGAAGAGGTAGAGGAGATATATTTTGCAGGAGGAGAACCATTAATGATGGAGGAGCATTATATGATACTAGAAAAACTAATAGAAATAGGTAACACAGATACTCGTATAAGGTACAATACTAATTTCAGTGTTTTAAAGTTCAAAAAATGGGATGTGTTAGAATTATGGAGCCACTTTACTAAACATGACCCTCTTAATGTAAGAATATTTGCTTCATTAGATGCAAAAGAAGAAGTAGCAGAGTATTCTAGATCAGGTACTAATTGGAAACAGATAGAAGACAATGTAAGGACAGTCTTAGATAAAGGATTTCACTTTGATTTAAGTTGTACAGTAAGTATATTAAACATATTTGAAATACCAGATTTTGTAGATAGAATGATAGAATTAGGAGTTCAATGGCACGGTGTTCACCTTAATAATGTTTTAACATTTCCAAGGTACTATGCTCTGGACACTCTTCCTACCGATTTAAAAATTAAAGCAAAAGATAACCTATACAACCACCTTAGAAAAGTACCGGAGTTTTATAAAAAACAAATGAAACATAAATACGATATAATTATTAAGTATTTTGAGCTTGAAAAAGGAGAGGTAGATAAATCAACAGAAAACAAAGAAATGAAACATATTGTTTCTTTAGTAGATAAACATAGAAAGGAATCATTTACTAATGTATACCCACATTTTAAAGACTGGTTTGAAAGTATTCCTGATAAACACCCTGTAGAGACAACCATTTAAGTTTAAGGATTATGAATTCTTTCTGCCCTAACTTTTTTAACCATGTAATGAATGACTCTTACGGAGTCTACAAAGCATGTTGTTTACATGTTCCTGAAAGGAATAATGGTAAAGTAGAAGGCATAACAGTAGACCAGCCGTTAGAAAGTTTTTGGAATAGTAAAGAATTAGCAGAAGATAGAGTCAAAAGTATAAAAGGTGAGTATGTAAAAGGATGTGATGTATGTTATGAAGCAGAAAAAGATGGAGGAGCATCCCTAAGAACAGATCTAGTAGATACATATAAAGGAAATAAAGAATTTATAGATAGGGTACAAAACGCTCTTAAAAATAATGGTATATTAGATTCTTCCCCTATTTCTGTTGAGTATAGAGTGGGTAATTTATGTAATTTAAAATGTAGAATGTGCTCTCCTCAAGATTCGGATTTAATTAATAATGAATATAAAGAAATAACTTCTACGTTAACCAGTAATTCACTAATTAATCTTTTTCCTACGTTAGACGAACCTATTAATGTTAATATGGATCAATACTGTACCCATATTAAGGAAAACGTAAAAGACATAGAAATAATTAGATTCTCAGGGGGTGAACCATTAATTAATAAGTCTTTTTATGAACTTATAGATTTTTTTATAGAATCAAAACATGCTCCTAATCTAGATCTTAGAATTAATACAAACCTTACTAAAATTAATTTAGAGTTACTTAATAAATTTACTACTTTCAAAAATGTTAATATAGATTTTTCTATAGACGGTATAGAAGATACTTATGAGTATGTTAGGTACCCTATGAGATGGTCAGTTATTAATAAAAAAATTAACATACTAGAGGAATTTATTAAACACAATAAAAATATTAACGTATATGCTAACTTTACAGTTCAGATATACAATTTAATTCATATGCTAGATGCTATAGATTTTTTTCTTGATAGAAACTTTACCCCTGTACTACACCCAGTTACTAACCCCCAGTACTTAAATATTAAGAACATACCTGAAGCATTAAAAGTAAAAGTAGTGTCTATGATAAACGACAAGGTTGAGTTTTTAAAAGTAAGTTACACTAATATACCTGGCTCTAGAAAAAAGTGGCTTATAAACAAACTTAAATCTTTAATTACCTTAATAAAGATAGACTCAGAAGAAAACAGTATTAGAGACTTTGTTAAATTTACAGATATATTAGATGAAAAAAGAAACCAGAATTTTTTAGAATTAGATCCCTTTATTTATAACCACTTTAAATTAAAAAGTATATGAAAGTAGACCTTAAAAATTATTTTTGCGACCTACCTTTTACATACACCGAAATTCATAAGGATCGGCAAACGCTATGTTGCCCATACTGGAATGATACTAATCTGAAAAAATCACCAGACTACCTTAAAAACTGGTTTAGTGAAGAAGCAGAAGAAGTTAGAGAGTCGATGTTAGACGGCTCTTTTTCGTCATGCAGTAAGGAATTTTGTCCTCACCTTAATATGCTGGTAAACAAAGGAGAGGTTACTGGACCTATAAGACCTATTGAGGAATTCAATGCTGATAATTATAACAAACCTAAACGTGTCAAAATTTGCATAGATCGAACATGTAACTTAAGATGCCCAACGTGTAGAGATAATATTATACCTAACACAGATCTTAACACAGCTATGACCTTGAGTCAACTGAAAAGAATTGAAGAAGGCTTTGGAGATGAACTTGAAGAATTCTTTACCAGTGGTACAGGTGACCCTTTTTATAGTAAAGCTATGAGAGATTACCTAATTGACTTTCCAGTAGAAAAGTACCCTAATCTAAAGAGAATTATAATACATACTAACGGGATACTTTGGACTCCTAAAATTTGGGATAAACTTAGCAAAGTACACCAGTTTATAGATCAATGCGAAATTAGTATTGATGGGGCATGTAAAGAAACATATGAAGTGATAAGAAGAGGTGGAAAATGGAGCACTTTAATTGATAACCTTCACTTCCTTAATACTATTGAGACAGTTAAAAGGATTACCACATCATTTGTAGTACAAAGAGATAACTATAAAGAAGTTGAAAAATTTACTATACTTATGAATAGTATTTTTAAAGGACATAAAGAACATACGGTATTATTTTATAGAATTTCTAATTGGGGAACATATACTGAACAAGAATTTAAAGAAGTAAATGTTTTTGACCGAGATCATCCCGAACATTCTCAATTTTTAAATGAGGTTCGCAAATTAAACAAGTATAGTAACGTTGTTTCAAATTTAGATTTAGAAACAAAATTAATTTAATGAAAAAAGATTTAAACAGTACAAACAGTACTTTTTGCTCTGCTCCCTATGTTGCTTCCTACATAGGAATGCAGGGTGAGTTTATGCCATGTTGTATTTTTAATTATGAAAGCAGGCTATCCACATACTCTGGCGATGATAATTTACTTGATCATATGAACTCTCCTGCTGCTGTACAACTGCGTAAAGATCTGCATAACGGAGTAAGAGTTAAAGCTTGCAATCATTGCTGGGAATTAGAAGATAAGGGATTAGGGTCACTAAGGTACCACTTTAACCGTTCGTATGCTTATGATGAAGTAGTAAAAGCTACTAATGCTAATAATTTCTTTATACCGGATCTAAAACTGAGGTATATTGATATACGTTTTTCTAATAAATGTAACCTTAAATGTGTAACTTGTAGCAGCGGATGGTCAACTGCATGGTATGGTGACTCAGTACAATTAGGACATTCACTCCCCTCAGAACCTAAGTTAAAATCGATAGAGAATACAGATAATCTACTTACTCAAATATATGATCAAATAGATAACATTGAGCAAATATATTTTGCAGGGGGAGAACCACTAATGCTACCAGAACACTATAAACTACTAAATAAGATTATAGATAAAGGTAGAGCTAAGAAAATCGCCTTACTGTATAGCACAAATATGGCTAAATTAACTTACGGTAAATGGGATGTGGTGCCTCTATGGCAGCAATTTAAAGAAATATGTGTACAAGCTAGTCTAGACGGTTCTCATTCTAGAGGAGAATATCTTCGTACTAATATTAAGTGGGATAATGTAGAAGCTAATATTGAAAGACTACAGAAAGAGGTTCCCCATTTAAATTTTAATATAGCCCCAACTATAAGCTGGATGAATTCTTACAATGTAGTTGATTTACATAGAGAATTTATCGAAAAGAAGTATATAACTGTTGGTAAAATTCATGCTAATATTTTACATAATCCTCCTCAATATGCTCTTTACAAATTACCTAAAGGGCACTTAGGTGCTCTAGTCAACAAGTATAATAAGCATATAGAATGGATAAAAACTTTAGATGCACCAGACAACCTTAAAACCATGGATATACTAGCTTTTGAAAAGGTAGTAGTGTATATTAAAGAAGGGTTAGAATCAAAAGTTGATAATCATAAAGAAGAAACGTACAGTATAATTCAAGCAAATTTAGATAAGCTAAGAAAAGTAGACTTTTTTAATATTTTTCCTGAATTTGCTGATTTAAAAAATAAACACTACTATGAGTAAGTTTATATGTAGTCTTCCGTGGAAACATTTAAGTGTAATGCCTCATGGTTGGTCGTCTGTATGTTGTGAAGCGAACTGGGATAGTAAATACGCACTTTCTCAAAACTTTAACGACCAAGAAAGCGGACCAGTACATATTAATGACGGAGTTAATAAAATAGTTAATTCAGAATCTTTTAGAAAGATTAGAAGGGATATGTTAGATGGGGAAGTACCTGAAGCGTGCCTTACTTGTCATAATATAGAAAAAGCAGGAGGTTTTTCTAAAAGAAATAAAGAAAAAATTATAGATGAAAAAACATTAAATGATATAACATCAGAAGACGGCACTATAAAACCAGATATTACTTATTTAGAACTCAGACTAGGTAATTTCTGTAACTTAAAATGTAGAAGCTGTAATGCTGAATCTTCAACATCTTGGGTAGATGATTATTATAAACTTAAAGATAAAATTAACCTGCCTAGCGGGTATGATAACTTAAAAAAAGAAGGAGTTGACTACGATTGGGTAGAAGATCCGAAAGTATATTTAGATTTATTAGAAAATGGTTTTAAATTAGATGAGTTACATATTAGTGGTGGAGAACCATTTTTAGTTGATAAACATTCATACTTATTAGATTTGCTGATAGAAAGAGATTTAGCAAAAGATATATACATTACCTATATTACGAATGGAAATTATAAGTTTGAAAGAATAGTACCAATATTAGATAAATTACACCACTTTAAAGAAGTTAACTTAAACTTTAGTTTAGATGATACTTTTAAAAGAAACGATTACATAAGAAGCTTAAGTCGATTTGAAACCGTAATTGGTAATATAAAAAAATATACCGATAAATATAACTTTACTTATGCTATTATCCAGACGATACATGTATTTAATTTTTTATATATAGAGCAACTTCATTTGTACTTAGAAGAAAAAGGCCTATATTATAAAGACGGTACAGGAGTAATAAGTACTATAAGAGATAATTATGTAAATTACCCAGACTATCATAATGTCAAGGTAATACCTTTAGAAGTTAGAAAGAAAAAACTAGACAATATAGAGGGAGTACTAAGATAGCTTTTTTAAGAGATTAAAAAGTAATTTCTACAATACAGAAGATAGTAATCTTATAAATGAATTTATTAACACAACACAAGAAGTAGACAAGGTAAGAAGAGAAGACTGGAAAGAATTATTCCCAAACCTAGTAGAAGCCTTAAAAAATAAATCAAAGATAATATGAAACTAACAAAAGAAGAAGTCGATCAACTATCACAAATAAAAAGTTCTACAGAAAGAGTAGTTAACGAGTTTGGACAGATATCTATATCTGAAGAGAGTCTTAAACAAAGAAAATCTAGAGCATTAGAATTTTTAGATCAGCTCAAAGCTCAAGAAAATCAACTAGCAAAAACACTAGAAGATAAGTATGGAAAAGGCTCTGTTAATATAGATTCAGGAGAATTTATACCTTTATAGTCTTTTAGAGTTAACTCACTATATTTATATACGATACCGTTCACCGTTATACTAGCGGTTTCGAAGTATTTACGATATTTATAAGAGTACTCAATAATTTAACTTATATAACATGGCAGAAACATTAATCTCCCCAGGCGTACTAACAAGAGAGAACGATATATCATTTATCGCTCCAGCCGCTCTTGTAGCCGGGGCAGCAATCATTGGACCAGCAGTCAAAGGACCGGTGGAAACTCCTACTTTAATTACCTCTTACGGGCAATATAGTAATGTTTTCGGTACTACATTTACTTCTGGATCCACTAAACAAGAATTTTTAACTTCAATTGCTGTAAAGTCTTACTTTGGTAACGGAGGAAACTCAATGCTTGTAACTAGAGTTGTTACAGGATCATTTGGAGCTTCTAACAGTACTACCGTTGCAGCAGCAACAGGAAGTATTACTGACCCGTTTACAATCCAAACATTAGGGAAAGGTGCTCTATATAATAACTCAGGCTCACAGAACACTGATGGATCATTAGTAGAAGGAAGTAACGATAATGTAAGATGGGAAGTAACTAATGTTAATAGTAAAAAAGGTACATTTAGCCTTAACATTAGAAGAGGAGACGATAACCATAAAAATAAAGTAGTATTAGAATCTTTTACTAACATGACGTTAGATCCAGAATCTACTAACTACGTAGAAAAAGTAATTGGTAACCAAGTTAAAACTATTAATACTAGTGAAACGCCAGCTTTTATTTCTACTACAGGAGAATATATTAATAGATCTAAATACATTAGAATATCAGCTGTTAATAACCCAACATTAAATTACATGGGTAATAACGGTTCGATAAGAGTAGATGCTGCTTCTGGTTCTTTACCAACAGCACAATCAGGCTCATTTACAGGAGGATCAGGAGACAATGTAGTAGCAGGAGTAACAAATAACTACTTTGGAGATATAAGTACAAGAAGTCAAGGACTTACAGGAGGTAATTATACTAATGTTATCTCTTTACTAGGAAATACAGATGAGTACGTATACAACATTATTTCAGTACCAGGTTTAACCAGAGCTTCCCACGGAACTCAAGTAGATTCTATTATCTCTCTTGCAGAAAGTAGAGGAGACACGATTGCAGTAGTAGATTTATCTAACTACGGTACTAGTGTGGCAAATGCAGCCGCTGCTGCAGACTCAGTTAATAGTTCTTATGGAGCTGCTTACTGGCCTTGGTTACAAACCCAATCAGCTACCGGTAAAAACGTATGGATACCAGCTTCAACTATTATACCAGGAGTATATGCATTTACAGACGGTGCCGCTGCACCATGGTTTGCACCAGCTGGACTTACTAGAGGAGGAATCGGAGACGTTATTCAAGCAGAAAGAAAATTAACTAGAAATCAAAGAGATACACTATACGATGCTACAATTAATCCAATCGCTACCTTCCCAGGAGCTGGAATTAATGTATTCGGACAAAAAACCTTACAAACTAAATCTTCTGCATTAGACAGAGTAAACGTTCGTAGGTTAATGATCGAACTTAAAAAATTCGTTGGTGATATATCAAGAACACTAGTATTCGAACAAAATACAACTACAACTAGAAACGGATTCCTAGCACAGGTTAATCCATTCTTAGAGTCAGTAGTACAGAGACAGGGACTTTACGCTTATAGAGTAGTAATGGACGAGTCAAATAACACACCAGATGTGATAGATAGAAACCAATTGATTGGTCAAATCTTCATTCAACCTGCTAAAACAGTCGAGTTTATCGTATTAGACTTCACGATTGAGCCATCAGGAGCAACATTTGGAGCATAATTTTAAATTTATAATATTTATAATAAAGTAATAAAATGGCAGTATTAGATCCAAATGAGATAATGTTTAGAGCTTTCGAGCCTAAAGTACAGAATAGATTCGTAATGTATATCGACAACATTCCGTCCTTTATGATTAAAAACGTAACAGCTCCTAACTTCGAGGACGAAGAAGTCAAACTCGATCATATTAACACATACCGAAAAATTCGTGGTAAAAGAGAATGGGGTAACATGGACATGACTTTATATGATCCGATTACACCTTCTGGAGCACAAGCAGTAATGGAATGGGCTCGTTTATCATACGAATCAGTAACAGGAAGAGCAGGATACTCAGATTTCTACAAAAAAGATTTAGTACTTAACGTATTAGGCCCAGTAGGAGATATAGTATCTGAATGGATAATCAAAGGAGCTTTCATTACTTCAATGGAACAAGGTTCTTTCGATTGGGCTACATCTGATGTCGCTGAACTAGGAATTACAGTAGCAATGGATTATTGCGTCCTTAACTACTAAGACTTTACCCGACAAGTATTTAAGACCCACCTATATGGTGGGTTTTTTATTCCCTATATTCTTCGTAAATTATAGTAATGGACTTTACACTCACTAATCTTCACGAATTTAGTAAACATGCAGGTAAGACTCTGAACTGGATACCTAATGATGCTGAAATTGATCTAAAAGAAAGACTAGAAGATGATCCATCGAATGAAAGTTTACTACATTATAGAGATAATCCTATAGAGTACACATTTAATAATTACGGCTTCAGAACAAATGTAGATTTCCATCAAGGTATTGAGGGTAATATATTTTTAGGATGTAGTCATACTTTTGGTACTGGCCATTATTTAGATAACGTTTGGTCTTATAGAGTAAATAAAAAAATAAAAGGTAACTACCTAAATTTATCTATACCCGGTACAGGTATAGGAACTTGTACTAGACTTCTTGAACATTTTAAGGATATACTAAAACCCAAAAGTATATTCTTATTTGCTTTTCACCCCTATAGGTATGAATATTACGACATACATGCAGATCAATGGTTAACTGTATCACCTTCTTTTAAATGGTTGGAAGAAAGTAGTTATAAAAGCAGTAAAAAAAGATTACTACTTAATAAGTCTACGCAAAAACTACTGTTGGATAATAATAATATGGAGATGTACTTTAAATTACATTATAGCTATATTAAAACACTAGCAAAACATATGGGAGCACAGTTATACACTATATCTCCTGTGAGTAAAGAAGAATACTATATACTTCGTACTGATACATCTATTAAACGAGAGATACCTTCTATTGCAAGGGATAATCATATGCCTGTTTCTGTTCAAGATGAGTATGTTAAAAGAGCACTATATAATTTTAATAATAATATAGAACCTTCAGGTAACCCTGACACTTTACACTTAAACCCTTCATCTGTACTAAAAGATAAGCCATTACTTTAAAAAAGTTGCGGTATAGTTGGCTACTAAATTTTTTATTCATATATTTATTATTAAACTAGTTATAACTAATAAAATTTATGGAACAAGCAAATAAATTTCCAACAGAAATTGTAGATTTACCTTCAAAAGGCTTATTGTACGCAGAAGATTCACCCCTTAGGGCTGGAACTATTGAGATGAAGTATATGACTGCTAAAGAAGAAGATATTTTAACTAATCAGAACTTTATTCAAAAAGGTACAGTTATTGACAAATTATTACAAGCTCTTATAGTTAATAAAGACATTACATATAATGACATATTAGTTGGTGATAAAAATGCACTTTTAGTAGCTGCTCGTATTTTAGGATACGGAAAAGACTACGATTTTACTTATCTCGGTGAAAAAGTTAACGTTGATCTTTCAGCAGTACAAAATAAACCAATAGATGAAAGTAGTATTAAGGATGGTAAAAATGAATTTACTTTTCTTACACCTTCTACTAATGACACACTTACATTTAAACTCCTTACTCACGGTGATGAGCTAGCAGTACAGAGAGAAATTGAAGGTTTAAAGAAAATGAACAAAGAATCATCAGCAGAGCTATCTACCAGGCTTAAGTATATGCTTTTATCAGTCAATGGAGACGAAAAAGCAGTACGTCCTTATGTAGATAATAATTTTTTAGCAAGAGATTCAAGAGCGTTTAGAAAATTTGTTAATGAAATACAGCCTGACGTAGACTTAAAATTCTACCCAGACGGTGCGGAGGAGGGCGTCGACATACCGATAGGGATTACCTTTCTTTGGCCTGACGCCAACCTATAGGGCGAGTTTATTCACGCAAATACATGAAATAGTATTCCACGGTAAAGGTGGATATGATTTTAATACTATATATAATATGCCGATCTGGCTTCGTAATTTTACCTTTCAAAAGATAAATGAATTCTTCGAAAAAGAAGCAGAAGAGATGAAAAAGGCAAACAAGGGAAAAGGAGGTTCTTCTACTCCAATGGGACCTGCAATAAAACAACCATCTTATACAGCAAAGGCTTCTAAATAATAGAGGCCTTTCCTATTTATATAAAAATATACCCAAGTGGCAAAAGAAAATGAAGATTTAAAGGAAGCTAAAGTATTGCTGCAGGAGCTCAATAGGTTGAGAACACAACTCAATAAACAACCTATTGAACTGACCGATGAACAGGCTATGAAGCAATTCAAGTCTCTACCTTCAGATATACGAACAGCTAGGACAGAGTTAGAAAGTATGGCAGGTTCTGCTACTGGCCTTTATTCTCAATTAAGAGGTATAGCTTCTGAGTTTTTAGACATTAGTGCTAAAAATAATATTGCTGTTAAAGGGGTTAACAAAGGTTTTAGTCAATTATTAGATGCTACCCAAAAATTAAAATTTGACGAACAATCTATTGTAGATCTAACCAGATCAGAAGTAGAAGCTCTGCAGGAGAAAATAAAAGTTAATTCTGAGATATTAAATCAAGAAGCTCAAAGGTTAGGAGAAAACCATAGTATAGTAGGAGAAATACAAGATCAGATAGCTGGCTTTATCGAGATGGGAGCCAAAACAGATACTATAAATGAGCTTATTGGAGAAATGCTCAAAAATGCTACTGATCTCACTGACCAAGAAAGAGAATTACTTGGTCTTTACTTTGATGAAGGAAAAGTTACCAAAAAAATATTAAAACAAGCTAATGCAAGATTAGATACAGAAGACGAAATAAGTAGATTAAGCGGGGTAACTGGTGCTTTAGTTGAAGGTACAGGTGCATTAATGGAAAGACTTGGAATGCGTTCTGGTATTTTCCACGACGCTATGAGAAGGTCCGCCGCGACAATGAGAGAGATGTCGAAAGACACCGCACTTAATGTAAGAAAATTTACTAAGCTTGAAATTGCCGCAGAAGGTTTTAGTATACTTTTAAAAGGATTTGCAAAGGGACTAGCGGATCCTGCTGTACTGGTCGGGTCTATAGTCTCTGGATTTTTAGATGTTAATAAAGCAGCTACTGAATCAGTACACCTTACTGGGCAAAATGCTGTATTTACTGAAGGATTAAATAGTAGATTAGCTACCACACAGCAATACTTAGAAACTATAGCAGAACTTACCAAGCAAACTGGTATGAATGCTCAGAATATCTTATCTAATGATGTTCTACAAGGTGCCGCCGAATTACAAAACACAATGGGACTTGCTGCTAACGAAGCAGGAGGCCTAGCAATGATCGCACAAACTACTTCTGGTGACATAGACGGTGTTACTGATAGTATAGTAGATACTACATCTGCTTTCAATAGATCTAATAGATCCGCTGTATCACAAGGACAAATACTTAGAGATGTAGCAACTACATCAGACGGTATAAAAGCTTCATTTTCTGGAATGCCAAAACAGCTTGGATTAGCAGCATCAGCAGCTAGAAGACTAGGAATGTCATTGTCTGAATTAGATAGTGTAGCTAGTAGTCTATTAGATTTTGAATCATCCATAGAAGCAGAATTAGAAGCCCAGTTACTTACAGGTAGACAGATGAATTTAGGAAAAGCAAGAGAGCTTGCTTTAAATAATGATCTAGCAGGAGTAGGAAAAGAAATATTTAAAAACTCTGCTTCAATTGCACAGTTCGGTAAAATGAACCGAATCCAACAAGAAGCCCAAGCAAAAGCACTTGGATTAACTAGAGATCAATTAGGTAAAATAGCATACCAAAGAGGGTTAGAAAATAATATGACTTCTGAACAGGCAGCTCTTGCAGCCGGAGTTAAGAAAGAAGACATGGAAAGAATGGCTGTCCAAGAAAAGATACAGTTACTAATGGGTAAATTAGCTCAGTCATTTGCTCCTATATTAGAAGCATTAGTACCTATAGTAGATATGCTTGGTTCTATAATAGCACCAATAGCTGGTTTTGTAGGCTATTTAGCTCAAGGTTTAGCTGCATTATTAAGGCTTGAACCTATAATGTTTACTTTAAAAGCTTTAACTGCAGCCGTCTTTGGATTTAAATTTGCAAGCTTTATAGGCGGATTAGTTACTTCAGGTAAGTCTATGGCAGAACTTGTTAAGACTTCTGCTCGTCTAAACGCAATACAAAAAGCTCAAGCAGCAGGTAAGTTAAATAAAAGTATGATTATTACTTCTAAGCTTACTATAGGTCAAACTATAGCATTAAAAGCTCATACTTTAGCAACAAAAGCAGGGGTAGTAATCCAAAACGCATATAAAAAGAGTCTTGAAAATATAGGTAAAGCTTTTAAGTTTTTGAAAGCAAAAATGCTTGGATTGATAGGAGTAGAGAGAATTAAAAATATACAAACTGTATTAAGCAATAAACTTACACAAGTTAGTACTGCCCTTCAAAAAGCATACGCTGGTACTACTCAATTTTTATCTTCTAACATTAAAAAATTAACTAACACAATAAAGAGTAGTACTATTTTTGCTAAAATAAACAACCTAGTAACTGCTGCTGGTGATAAGTTAAGAAAACTTGCAATTGGGACTTACAATTTACTTACTACTGCCTCAATGCGTAATAGAATTGCAACTACGGCTTCTACTTTAGCAACAAAAGCAAAAATAGCAGTAGATAGAATATACTTACTTTTAAGTAAGACTAGAATAGGGCAATTCATAGCAGAAAGAGCTGCAATAGTAGCAAGAACGGCAGCAACTTGGCTTGGAATAGGAGCACAACAAACAGCCAATGTAGCCTCAGCAACAGCAGCTGCAGCAGGAGCAGCAGGCGGAGCAGGAATGGCAGCATTCTCTGCTGGATTAATGACACTATACCCAGCTATACCTGTAATACTTACTTTAGGAGCAGCACTACTCATGGCATCACCGGCTATATATGCTATAGGTACAATAATAACCGGATTGGCAAGAGTAATTGGTGACGTATTAATGAAAGCATTAGAAATGTTACCAAGTGTTATAAATGCAGTAGCAACAGGCTTTGTAATGATGCTTGGGGCAATCACCTTTAAGAAAATAGCTGCACTATTAATCATGGGACCAGCACTAGCCTCAGTAGCATTTGGATTAGCAATATTAACAGCATCTATATTTTCTTCCTTACCGGCAATTGCAATGCTTGGAGCTATAGCATTGATGGGTACAGGTTTAATGAACGCCGGTAATGGAGTTAAAATAATGGCCGAAGGAGTAGCAAAACTATCAGAAGCTTTAAAGTCATTAGAAACCGATAAACTAGAGGAGGTAAAAGACCTCATTAGTACAACTGCTCTAGCGGCACCAGCCATTGCTGCAACAGGAGCTATAACTTCACTAATTCAAGGTATAGCAGGAACAGGAGGAGATAGTAACAATGGTGATAATACAGCTAAATTAGATGAACTTATCGCAGCAGTTAAATCTGGTGCAAATGTTAGAGTTTATCTAGATAGCGATGATATAACAAAAAGAACAGTTATAGAGTCAACAACTCTATCTTAAAACTATTTATAATAAACAATTTAAATTAATAACACATGGGACTATTAGACAAATTAAACTCAGGACCTACAAAAAATGCACAATCTCTCCTAGGGCAAATCCCTGCAACAGTACCAGGAGCTTCACCTTCTTCTCAAACACACTCTCAAGGAGCTTTTGATATGGAAGGACAAGGAGCAGTAAACGATAGAGGAGAATCTATTGGATCTTTAAGCTCTACAACTGGAAATGGAACAAATCGACCTGCGTCTGCAACAAACCTTAACTTTAAAAAATCAACAGGACATTCAGTATTAGATCTTGATGGTGGATTACCAGGTATAAGAGCAGGAGCACTACCTACATCACAGTTACACGCACAAGGAACAAACACAGAAGCATCAAACCCTAGTACAGCTGGAAATGGAAATCAGAGACCTACATCTGCTACTAACCTTAACTTTAAAACACAAGTAGGGCAGTCGCAATATGATTTAGATGGACAATTACCATCAACAGGGACTTATAGAAATAATTCTCCAGAAGACGCAGCATTTTAATATATGTCAGGAAAATACGGACTACCTTTAATAACTCAGAATACTGATTTAAAGTCTCTGAAGTATACTACCACTACGTCTACAGATAAGACTATTGGGAAGGCTCCGTATGTAACTAAGAATGTACCTAAACATAGCTTTGAAAAAGACTCTACCGGTCTTATCTCAGGAACATTTGAGTCTACACCTACTCCAGAGGCAAGTAGTATTATAGGTTCAAGAATAGATGATTTAAAGAGATTAGCTACTGTAATAAAAGAAAAAGGAGTTAAGTTTAGTATAAATCAAGCTTTACTTGGCAATTCACCAAAAGAAATAGCTCTTATTATAGGAGCAACTCTTGCACAAGCACCTGTAAATGGAACAGGTACACACTTCACACATGGATTCGTTAAAGATACTTATCTTAAAAACGATATTTCATCAAAAACAGGGTTCGGTCGATTTCTTGCCGAAACTTTAGGGATTAATAATCTTTTAGGTTCTTCCAGAGCATTAACAGGTAAAACAATCATACCGGATAACGATGGACAGAAGAGCTATAGACCTCAACATGAAAGCGCACTAGAGAAACTTAATAGTAAATATGACTTAAAACCTGGAGCAGATAATTTTTCTTCTACACTGTTAGATAAATTAAGAGTAAACCCCTATATTGATACGCTTGCCCGAGCAGTTGAAAGCCCAATAGGTCAGAAAATTATTGGAGCAGCAGGAAACTTACTTAAAGGGATTACAAGTACAAATAAAAAAAAGAAACTAAAAGATCCCCTTAAAAAAGTAGATCTAGGTAGTATTTTTAAAATTAAAGGAGACAATTTAGGACAGGAAAATTTCCAGCCTATGACTCCAACAGGATTGATTACTGATGAAGAAGCAGAAATGCACGATTCTATTCAATCTGAGTTAAAAGGACCTAAAGACCCTGTCAACCACCTTACTACAGGTAATGCTGATGGAACTGATATTGAAGGAAGACCTTTAATTAGAGGAGGAGCTAAAAAAGTAATAGTTGACAATGATGGTGGAAGAGGATATGAACCACAGGCTTTTGACTTTTTAAAAAATAAAGAATCAGAACAGACTATTAATATAGAAGGAGAAGAAAAACCCCTTAGGCCTACTATTACTACAGGAAGCATGTTACTGGAAAAACCAGGCAGTGATGCTGGATTACCTATAATACCAGATAGTAGAGGTGAAGAAGGGTTTAACAATGACAGATACGCAACGTTACCTTCAGGAAGCGACATTAGCCCTGATCAATTAAATATAGACATTCCTTCCAGTAGCTATGCTGGGTTAGACGCAAGAACTCTTATTAAAGGAACCCCTGAGGAAAAAAATACTAAGATAGTAGCTGATTTTTCTTCTAGTATAAAATATAAAGCATCAGAAGAAAATATTGAAGTAAACGGTGAACTACAACCATTAAGACCGACACATACCTTAACAACAGGTTCAGCACCTGGGTATAAGACCCCAGAAGAACTTCCTGATTACTTAGGTACAAATAACGATGGATACAATCGATTAAACCACCATTCAGCAAGTCTAGATAAAGCAACAACAGTACTAAAAGCTACTCCATTTTCTGCTGGAGTGAACCCCCAAGGGCCTTCTACTACAGGTAGAATAATGCCGCAAATAGGACCAGATGGAATTGCTGAAGGAGAATTTAGAACATTTGTTGATGAAGAAGGAGGAGTTACCGGTGTAATTGAAAGAAAGTATAACCCTAACAATCCTTCTCAACTTAAAATGTATCTTCAAGATCAATTAATTCCAGAATCTGAAGACCTTAAAACAGAATTAGGAGGTACAGTATCAGCTGGAAGCACTAGTACCAAAAGAGTTACTAAATTAATTGATTTTAGAAAGGTACGTAAGTACGGTGTTAATGCAGGTGTAAAAGGTAAAGGAGAAAGCATTGGCCCAGATACTAATGGATATAGTTCTAATACACCTAAAGAATTACTTGCTGATTATACAACACAAGAGGTAGGGGTAAGATTAGGGTACGCGAAGAAAGGAGTAGGGGATTATATTAATATGTCTGAAGTAATCGAAGTAAGTAATACAGATGCAGCAGCAGTAGCTGAAGAAGCTACATGGAAATATTACAATGGTGACATTATACCTTTTACCTTTAATACCTTAACGCCTGATGGACAGAAATTTATATTTTTTAGAGCTTTTTT